TGCTCAACATCATTCAAAGGTGTGTTTTTGTCTTTTGTTGACATTTAAATATTCCTTTTAATAAATTAAAAAAAAGGGAAAGATTAGACATAGTTAAGGAGAGCAAAACCCTATATCTAACCAATCCCCTAATTTATTACTTACGACAATCCAGTAATCATTCCTGAATCAGCGAAAGAACTGTGCTTCACAGAAACTTCACCGACAACATTGTGTGTGTCAGCATCGCCATTTTTAGCGAGTAAAGTTCTTGCAAATGGACGTAACGTAACAGTCTTAAACATAGATGGATCAATTAAGTACCCATGTGTGCTTAAGTTTTGTCTGTTAATTACAGTACGTAATTCACCGAAAGGTGTAAGGATTACGTCAATCACGTTGGTCAATGTTTTAGCATCAATCTCACGATTCCTACCAGTTGCAGTTGCGAAACCTGCCACGATAGTTGCATCAGCAGGTTTAATCATGAATACAGATGGTTCAGAACCATTTGTGTAACATGTTTGGTGCAAAGTTAACAATTTTGCTTCTGTTAAAGCATCTGTTGAATTTGAACCTGCATCTACAGTTGTAGAGATTTGTTGATCTATTGATGCCATCTCTCTAGCGGTACTAGCGTTTCCTGCTGCTAGAGCGTTTGAGACCCCTATCATTGCCCTTTCGTAATCGTTCTTAATTACTTTAAGAGTTTTTGATAGTTGATACGCAGTTTCAGTGGCGCGACCATGTGTTTTAACAGCGTCAGCAGTACCAGAGACAGCAAATGCCTCAGCTATAATCTGACATGTGTTGCTGCGAAGTGTAGTCGGGCTGATAGTAATTGTAGAAGCATCTGCTCCTTCAACTTTTTTATTGTCAGCACTAGCTCTTAACGCATCCTCCATCCACTCAAAAGTTCTTGCAGAAGTCTTTTCGTTCTTGACCATGCTTTGAAAAGGAGTGGCAGTTGGAGAAATCATTGCTATAAGAGATGATACATCCTCGGCTTGACCTACAGAAGTGTAGGTTGTATATGTAGCCATGTTGATTTCCTATTGTATTAAAGGTTAAAGATAATTTAAGATTCCCAGCCTGCTAAGATTGCTGCTGATATGTCATCTAAATCACTACCACCTTGAGTTCTAAGTTTGTCGTAGGCTGCTTGCTTACGAACATCTTTAGTTTGTTTGGGTGATGGGGGAGCTTTCTTTGATCTTAATACTTTAGTTTTCTTGGCTTTCACCTTTTTAACATTGGCTGTCTTTTTAGATTTGTCATACAGCATAGCCTTATGTAATAACTTAATTACAGTCGGGTCTGAATACTGGTTAACTTCCTGTTCAGGCAATCCAGATGTTATAGAAAACTCACGAATTTGGTCATACAGTTTTGTACTCCACTCAGGTATATCTCTTTGTAAGACTTCTATAGCTTTTTTAGCGTTTTCTTGCTGTTGAGCTACCATCTTTTCTTGAGCTTCAGTATAAAACTTTTGACTTTCTTCTTTTAAGTATTTTAAATCACTTTGAGCTTGATTTGCTTCAGAACGTAATAGAGCAAAATCATCAGCTTCCATTGTTTTAGAGGCTAACAACATGTCTACTTCGGCATAAGGCTTATATCGTTCTTCAGCTCTAGTTAACATACTTTGCATCACAAAATCAGCTTGTTTAAGAGCTTCATCTGCTTCTTTGCGCTGGTTACTTACTTCTTGAGACTTCTTGGTAAGACTACTTTCTTGTCCGTGTAATCGTTTCAGAGACTTAACAGATACCTGCTCTAAATTCCCATCGACTGAAACTTCAACAATAGCATCATCAGGTAAGATCTCTATTAATTCTTCTTCTGATTCTTCTTCCGATTCTTCAGAATTTTCATTTTGATCTTCTGTTTCGCTATTGTCTTCATTTTCAATTTCTTCTTGGGATGTTTGCTCAGGGTCTTCATTCTCATCTTCGGCTACTTCGTTTTCAGTATCCTCAATTACCGCTTCATCAGTAGTCTCACCTGAATCATCGGTTGCCTCTAAATTACCTTCTTGGGATGGCTCATCAGCGTCCCTCCAGTTATTTAAAATGGCTTCAGCAGCATCATCAATTGTTAACGCTACTGGAGACGTGGGGTTTTGTTGGACGTTATCGTTTGACATGATCCTTTACTCCTCGTTTTTGCTGTTATCGCTTTTTAGTTTTTCATTAATTTCATCTCTTACAGAAATCCGTTGTTTCAATGTATTAACAATATCTACAATAGCTCTGTAATGAGTGTAGGTTACTTCTCTTTCTTTTGACTTATCAGGCTCAGAATTTATAAAAGCTTGAAAAGTCGCTTCAACAAGTGCATTGATTGTGTTCGTGAATACAGGAGTATTCATAAGTTCTTCTGCATCGTCTCCTAATTTCACTAGGGTTTCTTCTTGTTTGCTCATTTGTGTCTCCTTTAATTAGACATAAAAAAGCCTCAATAAAGAGGCTTGGGGGGTTACTATTTCTTTTTCTTTTTAGGCGGTCTGCCTCTTTTTGTTCCATAGGTATTTTTTCCTGAAGGCATTTATACACTCCTCTTATTTTTAGTTTTATTTTTAAATCCTGATTTCATATTTTTATAATTTTTTGCTGAAATCGTACTGTTTTTTTTAGATCTACTTGTTCCTGCTTTTCTTCTGTTGTTAATGTTTTTGTATAATGACATTTTTACTCCTTACCATTTTTTACAAGACCAATATCTGGCGGTTAGTTTACTTGGGGGGTTCGTATCACATTTATGCCTAGCTCTAAATGATTTACGTCTGTTTGGTTGATCTTTTTTAATTTTCATATTTGGATCACCAAATCTAATTAGTTTGATTTGATTCCCAACTTTAGCTAATACTGCGAATTTTTTATTTTTGTTTGGTGTTCTTTTAGGCTTGTTATATCCACTAAACCTTTCACCACGATAAATAATTGCCATATAAACTCTTTTTAACTATGCGTTTGGACTTGCAATTGCGGTTATTTCTTCTGCTCTATTTGCTAATTCTAATTCAGCAGCATCTACAGCTTTCTTGTGATCTAACGTGTCTTCTTTGATATCAACTTGATCTGATTGGATAGCAAATTGGTTCTCAGCTTTCATAACATCTAATTGATGCTTGAGTTTATCTTTCTCAATATCACTTTGTAATTTAGCCTCACCTATAACAGTCTGTCTTTCTTGTATTTCCATTTGCTTCTGTGCTAATTCCATTTGCAGCATTGCTGCTGGATCTGGTTGTGGTTCTGGTAGTTGTTCTGGAGGTGTTAAGAATGTTGTAGCATCTTTTATCCCATTTAATTCCATAACCTTTTTCATTAATTCATATTGGTTATTAGGTGTATACATACGTTGTAAACTTGGGTCTTGAGTAAATGTTTGGTGCATCCCAATCATTTTCTGTGACTCTCTTTCTTGTTCACCATAACCAAGATGCAGACTAATAGTTACATCTCTTTTGTCAGCCCATTGTGCAGGTGTAATGGCGACATATTCACCACCAATATCTACAATCTTTTCTTGATCTTCATTTTCTACACATAATGCGTATATCTCTTGATACATTGGTTTAATAAATTGAGTTGCAAAATGCCTAGCTATAATCTTTTGTCTTTGCTGACTCATAGTTTGTAGTTGTTCTATCATGGCAGCACTGTTTTGTTTACTAACAGCATCTTTATTTAAACCTTGAGATATAGCTGCAACACCAGTTGTATCTTCTAGTTGCTCATCTAGCATCTTGATAGTTTGGAATACAAATGGGTTCAAATTAGGTTGAGCCATTGGAGTTATAGCATCAGGTCTTGTTACGTTTACAATACCACCTACTCTGTTATCAATAAGTTCTCTTGGGTTAGGTAAAGACCCTTTAGTAACCATGTATCTTGGATTATTAGTAACTACAGCATGGTCTAAAATTGATCTTGTTAATACAGTTCTTGCATTTTGTGTCGGAACAACTTTGTCGCCAAAATTACTCCCAAAGAAAGAATGAGGGATAGGTATAGGGGAAAACGTAATGAAGGGTTTTCTGGTCACTCTGACTTTTTCTAAAAGTGCATTGCCAGCTTTGGTGATACGCCACAAATCCGCTATACCCGAACCCTCGATATCCAAATGTATATATGCTTCTACAATTTGTACTGATCGTACTTGGTCTTGGTAGTCGTTATTGTTAAAGGCAAGACTAGATCCTACGTTATCAAATCTAGCTAATACCTCTGGGTCTGTCTCATGGTCAACATCGGAATGATCTCCAATTTTACCAATGATTTCTTCTGAGTAACCTTCTTCTCGTAACTCAGATAAAGTTTTTCTAGTTCTGTGAGCAACAAAAGAAACGTCATCAAGACTTTTTGCTTGAGGCTCTATTAAAAATTCTTCAGGTGCAATGTTTTCTATAATGACTTGAGAAGTATCTCTTGATACAAGTATTTCTCCAGATGTAAACCCAAATTCATCTACTACACTATCACTTAACTCAATGTTATCTTGGGATATGAGCATATCTAATTCATCAGGATTTAGATTCTCAAAGTATTCTGGAGTGACTTCTTCTTGTTCTTGCCAATAAACTTTTGCTATACCATTTCTTGCTACAAGAGCATCATGGATAACACTACTCATAACGCTAAACATATCATTCTGTCTATGTGCTACATAGTTGACATAATTAGTACAAGTGTTAGCTTGGGATACATCGTCTGCATTTACAGCATCAAATTTAACTGTGTTTACTGCTCCACCACTAGAGAATGTTTCTAGTAGTGCTGATTTCATAGATTCTACTGCATCGTATACATCCTGTGATACATATTTAGAGTTTCCTGAATGTACTGGTTTTGGAAGTGTAGCGTTGTAGTAATCAATTACTCTAGTACGTTCATTAGATATTTCAGAATCGTAGTAGCCTACTGCTTGTCTAACATTATCATCTACAAGTGCAATAATATTTGTATCATCCAATTTATCAAATTGTTTTTTTGCCATGTTTAAACCATCTCAATATAAAAGTCGTCATTAAATTTAACAGGTTGCCACGCACCTTCATGGACGTGGTTAGCTAAAGCCAAAGAAATAATAGTGTCATCAAACGCTCCTGCTTCTGCTTGCATTGCTCCAGATTCAGTTACGATGTAACTCATCATTTCTCTAATAGTTGTTTTATCATTAAGCTCTATTTCGTTTTCACGCATTGAAGCTCTTAATTGATCTATTATTAAAGGTTTTGTTTTTGCTGTTGTAGTAAACCCAAGCTTTATAGTTTCTCTGTCAGTCAATTTATCGACCTGTACTTCAGTATAAAAATTAGGATAATTCATATCTTTTGCAAGACGAGTACAGGTTAGTATTCCGTGAGAGTTATTCTCTACACAGATAAAAGCTTGATTGTAATATTCACCTAACGCATAAAGTATTTCAGAAAAATAATCAGGGTGAACGTGTCCTCTCCAGATAGCTACTTGTCTTTTCTTTGAATCTAAAACTTGAGCTACACTGTAGTCACCATTTCTTACACCCATAGCAACATCAGCACCAATAACATACTGTTCACTATCTTGGTGTTTTCTGTAAGTTGTTAATTCACCTCTAGCGTTGTTTACAAACTCATCGCCTTCTAATGCTAATCTATCTATTAAATCAGGTGTATTAACTAAGATTTTCTGTAGTTGCTCTGGATTAAATACTGGTCTACCAGTAGTTAAGAAAGCTTCTTCTGGCTCTGCTGGGTATTCTTGTCTAAATAAATCAATACCATTCTGAGCTATTTTTCTTCGCCTGAACATGAGCTGTTCATCATCTAAATCATATTCTTTGATTAGATCATTTTCTTCAGGGGTTCTTTCAAAGTTTTTAGGTACTTTTTCTCTGTAATTAGGGTCAGTAAACCACGGTATAAAACAAGGTACAAAACCATTACTACCATCACATGCACCTCTCCATAGATCGTAGAAAACTCCAGAAATACCATTGGCTGTTGATTCTACAAATATGGCTGTACCTTTTGTGTTTGGTACTGCTTGGGTTAATCCATTCCAGTTATCTAATGCCGTACTTTTTTGCCAGAAAGCCAATTCTGAAGCATGAACGTGAGTTAAGGTTTCACCTCGTCCAATACTTTCTCCACCTGCTGTTGCGACCACAAATCCTGAATCTAAAACATCAAAGTTAATTTCTCGTCTTGATGAATATTTTGTATGTGGTTTTAATATATCAGGGCAATGCTCATGAAACCTTTTTGTCATATCAAATAAGGCTCTTGTTGAATCCGCATGATGCGTTACGACCATTGCTTTTCTTGCAGGTTTTTGACTTACAGAAAAATAAAAATAACCACCTGTATAAGTAGATAATCCTTGTTGTCTTGCTTTGAGTATTATGACTCTAATTTTACCTTCAGTATCCATCTGGTCATTGATTACTTTATTAAGTATCTCTTGTGCTGGATTTAGTTGAAGTGGTGCTATTTTTCCTTCTTTGGTTCTTATCTTTAAAGCTGATTTGGCATAGAAACTAAAATCATTCAGTAACTTCTTTCGTACTTTCGCTAGTTTCTTGTTCATTCTGTTGCTCATCCTCATTCAATAATGAAGCCAAAAAGTCTTCAGCCTTACTGATAGATACATCACTTTTAGAGGCAGGTTTTGATTTAGTAAAATCTAAAACCAGTCTAGCTGCTGCAAGACGTTCTCTGGTTTCACCTACAAGACGCATAATTTCTACGGCTGTAGACAAAGCTTCTTTTTGATAGTCGTCTTCAATGTTGTATTTTTCACTCATAATTTTTGTTACCTTTTTTGCTTCTTCTTTTGCTTTTTTTCTTAACGGTTCAATGGTTTCTTTTCTATAACCATCGGGTACACCTTTTGGTCTACCTCCGTTTTTTCTTGGTCTTGTTGACCATTCCTTTCTTAATGCCCTTCCCTCTGGTGTTGACATCAGCGTTGCGAAGTAATTGTTCTTCGGTGCTTTTGTTGGATGTTTTTTCTTTTTGGGAGGTGCTTTTTGTCGTGCTTTTCTCATCTATATTATCCTCAAGAATATCTAATATTATTTTACGAGTACCTAAACTTGCTGTAGACAACATTTCAGGAGGTAGTTGATCTCGTATTTCTTTGTATATTATTTGTTTGGATTGGTTAGAGAGTGTTTTGTGGGATTTTACTGTGTCTATCTTGAGTAGAATATTTAAGTAATCTACTGCGTTGTTATTCATGTGGCTCTCCTGTTTTTACTATTGTGTCATTTCATTTAATTTTTGATCATATATTGCTTTTTTTAGTGTCGGGTATTTGTTAATAGTTAAGTCTCTTGCCAGTCTTTTACCTTCATTAATAATTTTATTAATTTCTTCTTTCTTTTTAAAAGTAGGTAAAGCTTTGTAAAGAGGGGTTTGTAGGAGCTGTTTTATTTGCTCTTTAACACCTAAATTTAACATTTCGTTATTTAAACTTGCATATTGTGTGGGGGAGAGTTCCACATTACCTAATTTTCTTCTAGGCATAGATGGAGTCATTTCTAATCTGACAAGTTCTTTAAATACAGGATCATTAGTTTCTTGAGTTTTTTTAATAGGTGAAAATGTTTTACCTAAATTACCTAAAAAATCAGGAGCAGCACCTTTTGGGTATTCAATAGGTTCACCAAACACATTTGTTTTTATAGGTAAATCTTCTGATAAAATTGGGATACGGTTATAAATTGTATCAACTATATCTTGAGCATCTCTAACGTATGGATCTTCACCTTTTCTAGCATAAGCGGAAATTGTCGGTACAAAACTACCAGCAAGACTATTGATAAATGCTTCTCCATATCTATCGGGATCACTGATAGCTTGTATAACGTTTGAAATTCCTGCAAAAAATGTTTTATCAGTTAAGTTTTCTGAGATTGAAGCTAGTAATAAAGATCCTAATTCTTCTGACTCCAAATCTCCAGCTAGCCCTTTACTTATAATATCTTGAAAATCAGCCGCCAAACCAAACATAATACCTACTGGCTCAAACCGATTATAAGCATAATATCCATTACCTAATTTGAATGAATAGGGCTGCCATCCTGTTTCTCTACGAATATTGTTTTCTTTAAAATCCCCACCTCTACCTGTGATGTAACCTTGACTAGCTAAATAGCCTGCTGCCACCATAGTAGAAGTTCCAGTAATTATTTTGGCTCTTGCTAAATCTGCTTCAGCACCACCTTTTTTTATAGCTTCTTTATACTTAGAACCAAATCTTCCAAGAGGAGTTCTTTGTCCTGCATATTTAACAATATTTACTGGAGTTCTATAAAAAGGAGCAATAAATCTTAAAATCGGTACTTTTTTTAGAAATGATTGAGGAATCTTTGAAATATCTCCTAATTCATTTGTAAAAGTTAATATCCTTGCAGAATCTTGGGCTTTTAAATGTATTTTAGGAAAGTTTTTGGCAGGATCATCCATTATTTCTACTGCACGATTAAATCCCTTACCTTCTTTTTTAGCTTTTCTTAAGGCTTGTCCCCAAAGTTCTTGGCGATATCCAATTCCTTTGAAAAACACATCTTCTGCTGCTAAAAGTCTAGTTGGTATTCTTACTATTTTACCTTTAACTCCAGAAATAGCATTTGATCTTCTGGCTTCAATTTTTGTTAAAGGGTCTTCAATGCTGTCGGGATCTTTTAAAGCTTTCCATCCTGCTTTTAGCCCATCTAATGAGCCTAATATTGAACCGTATATTCTAGCTCCAACTTCAGATAATGTAATTTTATCTGATCCTTTTTTTCTTAACGCGCCTAATCCAGCCGCTACGGTGTATTCTATTGGTTGTGTAGCTGCTACCAAACTATTAGACATTATATTTACCATGTGAGTTGGGGGAGCAGACAACAAAGCATTTATCCAGCCTTCTTGTACTTTATCTAACGTAGTTGCTTTGTGGGTATTCCTTATATGTGTAGCCATTTTTTGTGGATCATCAGCTAATTTAACTATACCTTCAATTTGAGCCATGACAGTATTTTCATCTGGAGCATTTTCAAAAAAGTCTTTAATTAACCTAGCTTTTATTGCACCTTCTGAACTACCCATTTCTCTAAACTGACGTAATGCCCTACCAGCTTCAGCAGTCATTCCTGCAAGTTGTTCTTGTACGGCTGTGTTTTTAGTAACCGCATGTTGGAAATCTATAATATCTTGTTTTTCTAAAATTTCCCCTGCTTTAACCTTTTTTTGTAATTTTGTACTTAAATTAAAAACTTCATTTGCAGTTTGGTTATGGATCATTCTAGTAGCATAAATTTCTTCAGCATTGAAAGCTTGCCCAATTTTTCTTTTAGTTACATCATCAAATGTCATTCCTAAATCTGCAGCAGCAGCTTGTAATTCTTCACCTTGACTACCAAAAGGTACTACCCCTCGTCTAGCTTCTATAAAATCTTTGTTTTGTTTGGCGGTGTCTCTAATTACATTTTTAACACCTTCTGGTGAATCTATTTTATTAAGATTAATGTTACCAGCAAAACTATCTGTATCAGTTTTTATTGAGGGTTGTATCTGTGGATTAACTTGTTGTTTTGCTTGTTCGACTGTTGAGGTAACATCTATAGTGTCTGAAGATATTGGTTTTTCTCCAATTTGTTCTTCTGGTTTTACTTCTACTACTTCATCTTGTGGTTTTCCACGTTTTCGTATTTTACTAAATCCTCTAAATAAAACATCAAGAGGGATTGCTATACCTGTACCTTCTAAAGCCATTTTAAATCGTTTTTCGGCTATAGGATCATTAGGGTTAGCCTGTAAATATTCTGTAACTGGGTTCTGTAGATTAGGGTATTTTTGTACTAAATTAGATAGCCTTTCTTCATCTGGATTAAAAGCAAATTGTTCAGCGACACTCCCTTTTACTGCTGCTTGCCCAATTTTACCAGCCATAGTTTGTGCTGCTTTACCAGCTTTATAGTATCGAGATAGACCAGCATAAGGGATCATAAACCCAGCAACATCTCTAGTCATGCTTAAAGGTAAATTAGTCGGTTCTTTTACTTCAGGTAATACATACGGTTTTAGATCTACTCCAGTTTTTAATTTAGTAACATCTTTAGCTAAATCCAGAGTTGATTGAGCTGTATCTCTGACAGCACCTAAAAATGTTCTTTTTAAATTTTCCCCAACACTTACGTTATCTGGATGAGTTTCAATATACCGAGAAAGTAGTTCAACATCTTTTGTGCGACCTGCTTTTTGTGCGTTTGTTTGTGCTAATTTTAATTGGTCTAAAGTATATTTTTGTTGTTGCATTAGTTTTGATTATTTTGCACTGCATCATCAAGGGCAGAATTATTACTTGACTGGCTATTTTTATATTCTTGTAGAAAATATTGAGTTAGAGGATCATTAGTCTGGAAAGATACGTTAAGCATTTCAAGCTCTGCATCAGTCAACTTAACTTCTTGATTGTTGTTTTGTGCTTCTTCCAATCTATTTAATATTTTTACTCTAAAATCATTTGGGCTTTGCTTTTCTAAACTTTTCTTTAATTCAACAAGTTCTTTATCATTTTTAAAATCTAAATCTTTTAACATTAACTTAGTTTTCTTGTCAAAATCTCTATCTGCCAGCTCTTGCTCACGCTGTAATATAGCAGCATTTATAGCAGCTTCGGTTTTTTGACCAAACATTTCTTCTTGAAAATCTCTACCTAGTTGAGCTTGGTTAGCTTGGAAATCTCTAGCTACATTAGCTGCTTCTATTCTATCAATGCGTGCTTGTTCAGCTCTTTGAGCAGCTCTGTTGTAATCTTCTATACCACTTTTAGCTTGACCAGCAGCATCTATAGCTGCCGACAAACCTTGAGGTGCAGCCCCTACCATACTAAGCCCAACTCTAGTTAAACCTTCAGCTCCACCAATGCCACCATAAGGATTAGGTTGCTGTAGGCTTTGATTAAGGTTACTAAATGCGTTTTTAGCTCTATCGTATAAAGCCAAACCTTGTGTTGTGAAGTTTCTATTGTTAGCCATTATTTCCTCTTTTTAAAATATTCTGTTTCCATACATACCATATTGCGGTGTACCAGCCACTCCAAATCTTGATGTATCGTAGTACCCTGTTGGATTAGGTAAAACACCTGTGTTTGGTGTCATTCCTGAGTTATTCATTGTATTTGGGTTACTAAATCCACTCTTAAACTGGTTATATAAACCGAGTCCTGCTGTTAACCCACCTAATGCGCCTGCTGCAGTACTAGAAGTTTTAACTACAGGATTCTGTGGGGAATTAGGGACTGCTGTATTGTCTAGTATTCCTGTTTTATATTTAATTTGTAAATCTAACGGTAAATCTCTTGCCGCATTAAATCTATTGTATTGATCTGTCATAAACCCTTGATCAAAACCTCGTAAGTTAGCTCCTGCTCCTAACATTCTGTTACCAGCAGCATCTATGGCGGTCTGACCTACACCGTAAACATCTTGTAACCCACGATTAGCAGATAACCCTTGCCCAAACTGTAAGTTACTTTGTCTTAAATAATCATCCATCAAAGATTGATTAATGTTAGCTGTTACATCTGCTGATCTATCATCTCTAAATCTATTAGCTAAGGCTCTTTCGATACCTGTTCTGGAGCTATTTGTATTATTACTAGAAGACGCACCTAGATTAATAGAAGGTAATACTTGTTCATCTATTCTACGGTTAGTGCTTCTCATAGCAGCATCAATAAATGGCTGTGAG